TAAACAGATTTTATTTATTCAAAAAAACCTCAAGTTTTGATTATTTTATTTATTCAAAAAAACCTTAAATTTTGATTATTTCAACTTTAAACTTTTATTCAAAAAAACCTCAAGTTTTGATTATTTCAGCTTTAAACTTTTATTCAAAAAAACCTTAATTTTTGATTACTTTAAACTTTTATTCAAAAAAACCTCAAGTTTTGATTATTTCAACTTTTATTCAAAAAACCTTAAATTTTGTATAAATAAGTTTATAAATAATTAAAAAGGAAATGTATGACTCCAGAAATTTTAGCAAAAAATGTTAGATATTTTTCCAGCATAAGAAATTATACCTTAGCTTTGCTTAATGCGTTTTCAGGAGTCAAGCTATACATCAACCAAGAGGATTCCAAATTAGACAAAGTATATGATGTTGACATAACCTTTGGTAATTATGAAAAAAGTGCAATCCTCGAAGACCTTAATGAAAAGCAAATCACCCAAGGCAATTTTAACTATCTGCCTAGATTAATTCTAAGTTTTGAGGGTATGATAAAAGCACCAGATAGACAAACCAACAAATTTAAAAAATTGTACCGTAAAATTTACCATGTTGACCACAAGGATAAAATGCTTGAGGTGTCTTATAATTCTTTGGCTTATGATTTTAACTTTACTCTGTTACTTCAAGCTAGAGGATTAACTCAAGCATCCCAATTAACAGAAGAAATACTTACACACTTTAACCCAACCTTAAATCTGAACATAAGAGAATGTCCAATTTTTGAACAAAAAACAGAAACACAAATACAGATTTCTGACCCTGCTTTTGAGATTAATAATGAACAACAAGAAGAGGATGTAAATATTATCAATGTTACTTTTGATTTAACCTTAAGAGGTAATATTTACAGCCCAATCGAAATGAAAGCACCAATTCGGACTATCGATTTGTTCATACACCTATGGGACACAGTGGATTATGAAGATTCTAAAATGGCTAGTTACTATCATTTTGAAAAGGACGATGATAACTACAACGCAAGAGAGAGAATTTTTGACGGTACTATACCTTACAATAATGATGTTGAGACTGAAAGTGAAAATACCTTAATTTTAAAAAGACCGGATTTTGTTCCTCATGAGTATAAATACCAATAAAGAAGGTTAAAGAAGGATAAAAATGAATAAAAAAACATTCCTAGAAGATTTTGGAAAAATAAGAGGTGCTTTGTTAGCCCAAATAGAAAACAACAAAGTGATAGACACCTCGTTAATAGAACAGTTCTCTAATAATAATTTCAGCTTACTTGAAGAACACACAGCCATAAGTAAAATAATTCTTGATTCAACTAAAGCCTTAACAGAAGCCTATAAACAAGCTGGTACAATTTTAGATGGTGTTAAAGAAGAGAAAGAAGTTATCAATATGGATGCTTTGTTAAAGAAAATGGAAGAGAAGGAAAATAAGGAAAATAAGGAAAATAAGGATGAATAAATTCCTTAAATTAGGAACTTTAAACCACCCAAACCAACATGAAATAAACGCCCAAATACTTGGTACTATAGAGTTTATAGACTACTGTAAAAATAAAAAAGATTGGACTATAAAAGAACATGATATTCTTTGTAGTATTTTAGATTTTGAAAAACGCCAAGGTTATTATCAGGACAAGTACAACCAAAGGGTGTCCTATAATGGTATTAAAGTACTAAAGAAAACAGGTACAGAACTTGAACTTACCGAGGTGCATAAAAACGAAATCAAAAAATGTCAGGACTTTAAATATTTCAGAAAATATTATTGTAAAATACAAACTAAAAATGGTATAAAAAGACCAGACAATAGAGAATATCAAAATGAACTTGAAGATGTTCTTTTGTCTTTGGAAGATGCCGCTGTTAGTTTTAGTCGTCAAAGTGGAAAAACAATTACAGTCGGTTCATACCTTCTGTGGAGAGCTAACTTTCACGACCAACGTATGAATATAGGTATTGTTGCCAACAAACCAAGAACCGCAAGAGAGGTTCTATCCAAAATTAAACAGATGTTCCTCCAACTTCCTATATGGATGATGCAGACTGTTGAAGTATGGAACAAATCAGACATTGAGTTGTCAAACACAGGCACTAGAATTTTAACTGATTCTCCAAGTGCGGATTCCTTCAGAGGGGATACAATATCGTTACTTTTTTGTGCTCATGAAGATGAGATTGTGACTATACAAGACAAAGAAACCAAGGAAATAAAAGAAGTAACATTTAAAGACCTGGAGTTGTTAATCCATAAAACTTTAAAAAACAATAAATACAAAATACTAACCAAACAAGGATTTAAAGATTTTGCTGGTTTGAAAAAATCAAAACATAATATAGCTATAGAATTGTTTTTTGGTGATGAATCATTTAAGTGTTCATATAACCACTTAATAGAAATAAATGGTAAGTTTAAAAAAGCACAAGACCTTGAAGTTGGTGATATAATAAACCAAAAAACTATAACCAAAATATCAGATTACAAAAACAATGATTATTTTTATGACCCTGTTGATGTTGAAGATACCAGTTCGTACATAAGTAAAGGTATGACACACCACAATTGTGATGAAGTCGCATTTATAAACAAAAATATTTTTGAAGAAATGCTTGATTCCATTATCCCTACCATGAGTTCCTTAACATTTAAACAACTAATTTACACATCAACAGCCAAGGGTAAAAATCACTGGAGTAAAATTGTAGAACAAGCTAGAGCGAATCTAAATGATATGACCATTGTTGAAAATGACTGGCGAGACGTCCCTCATTACAATAAAGCAGGTGATATGCTTGAACCTGATGTGTATAAAAAATTAACTATAAAAAAATATGGTGAAAAATTCTTTAGACAAACTGAAGAAAACGAGTTCTTAGGTTCAAGTGATACTCTTATATCAGGTGATTCTTTAAGATTAATGGAGGACTACCTCAGTAAAGTAGAATACCAAAACCGTCTCTTACATAATCTAAAAATGTACCGTGAGGTTATTAAGGGTAATTCATATATTCTATCAGTAGATTCAAGTAAAGATGGTATTGATGATTTTAGTATATCCGTTAGTGATATTAGTAAATTCCCATTTGAACAGGTAGCCACCTTAGATATACAAATTGATTACATCGTAATGCCAGAATACCTTGATATTCTTGGTAGGTATTATAATAACGCTCTTATTGTAATAGAAAATAATGAAGGTTCAGGACAAAGTATTACTGACACTTTATGGGGTGTTTATGAATATGAGAACCTATACCGAGACAAAAATATAAATGGGAAAAAAGGACTTAAAAAATATACAGGGTTTAGAACCACTCAGAAAAGTCGCCCTTTAATTTTAAAATTACTTAAGGTGTTTATAGAAGAGGGCAAATTATTAGTAAATTCAGATGAGGTGCTTGAACAGTTATATACATTCACATCAAAAAATGGGAAGTACCAAGCAGAAGATGGGTTTAAGGATGATGCTGTTATGGCTTTGGCTATAACCTTTGCCCCTTTTATTGAGAATAAAAGTTTTGATGATTATGAACTATTTGTCCGGGAACTCAAAAAAGAACACTCAGAAATCAAAACCAAAGAATTTATTAGTACCCTGGATTTGGGCTCTATGGATGATGGTGTTGAACAAGAGGGTATGACCTTAGAGGAAAAGAAACAATTTATTCAACAAAATTTAAATGATGATTATAGTTTCGGTCATACCGAGGGTTATGAGTGACACCCTATTTTCCTGTTAATGTCCAATCTGAATCAGTTGTGTTATAAATCAGCTTAATATCAAAATAATCAACATCCAAAGTTAAGTTTTCAGCTAACCCATCGATGGTTTTGCCGTTTCTTTCAACTAGAGCAGGTCTACTTTGAGCGTTGGAGTCTTTATCCCCAATTCTTATAATATCACCGTCTTCTGGTGAAGCTGGGAGTGTTAGTGTATATGCTGTTGTGCCTTCTGCTAAATCAGCACCTGTAGTCGCACAAACATAAAGAACCCCCGATTCAAGGGTTGTGTTTGCACCCACAAATTCAATTATTTCTTCTGCTCCTATATCTAAATATAAAGCTGAATCATCTAAAAAATCCTGAATGGTGCTTGAAGCGTTCATGGTTCCATTACTAATTTTTTCTACTAATTTTGTTTTGCCTGATAAATCTTCTATGTGTACTATTGAATTCAAAGGAACTTCAAAAACACCTAAAGATGTAGTATTGTTAAACGTGTATATTGGTTTTTTTATCATTTTATTCCTTTATAATTGTTCTCTATAATTTAACTCAAAGTGACCCAATTCAACATAACTACCACCATTTACAGATGTAACATCCATTTTTATTTTGGTACATGTGATAGGGATAGGTATTGTTATCAATGATTGCCAGGTGTCTAAAGTACCCGCTGGGTTGTTGGTTACAGTTTTAATAGTATTCCAACTACCATCCCATGCTTGAATTGTGAAATCTTTAGGGTTATTATCAATAGATTCATTATTTACCTTAATTCTGAATGATTCTAATTTTATGGTTTCTGTAAAATCATATTGAATCCACCCAGGTGCTCCGCTTGATGTTGCCCATAAAGTAGTCCCAGTTGTATCATCAAAAGCTTTCCATGCCTCATATGTTGTGCTATATTCAGAAGAAGCAGAAACAGTCCCGGAGGTTGCTGTAGCACTTGTATGAATCGTTGTTGTTCTCAAAGCACCCCAAGAAATTTGAAGTTTTGTACTTTTTTGACCATGTAACATCATGCTCCAGCCCTTAC